ATGTGCGGCCAAGATGAATACCAATCATCATGCGCGCGCCTTTGGCTGGTGCGCCGGGATGAAACTTTTTTGAACTGTCCGGCCTGATTGATTGCACCGATTGTATTTCGCCATCGGCGTCGAACATGGGCAAAAGAAGGTTTTCTCCTTCTTTGCGCGCAATGTGCGGTGCTACCTTTTTCTTTTCCAAATAGGCATTGGTGCCGCCTTCAATTGGTGCTGCTTTCTCCCATCTATCCTGCGCCGCCTTGATAGCCAAAATCTGCGCCGCAACGCGCTCTGCTTCGCGGTCATTCCGACGCTTTTTGACCTCGCCAGACGTGGGTAGGCTATCGGGATCACTCATTGATATAGCAGCTTCCGCGATGGTAGTGCCAGACATATTAGCAACGAAATCAATCACATCGCCATGCGCTCCACACCCAAAACAATGGTAATCACCGCCGTCATAGACGTGAAAAGAAGGCGTGCGCTCATCGTGAAACGGGCACAATCCCTTGTAACCATTAGCACTGCGTTTTAATTTTACGTGCGTCGAAACCACGTCAACGAGCGGGTTGGCGGAACGGATTGCATCGAAATCGAATTGGCGCTTTTCGGTATGGAGGCGGTTCACTGCTTATTAGCCTGCTTTTCTGCAACAACCGCACGAACCTGATAGGCGCGAAGCATTGGCACCTTGTCGCCCCATTGATGGACGGCCTGCTCGGTGATACCAAGCGCGTCCGCCAGCTTCCTTACGCCTCCGAATAGCGCGATGGCTTCGGACTTTTCCATATTTGCTATTTCCTCGTTAAATGCCGCTTGACAATGCAGGTTTAGTCTAGCATTGTCAACGGGCAGAGAGTGAAAGGAACCAAATATGTCCCTGCTAAGTGCGGCCAAAAAGCCGCAAGCCGAACCGTTGATCGTCACGATTTGCGGCAACCCCGGATCGGGCAAGACAAGCCTTGCCGCATCGTTTCCCAAACCATTTTTGATCCGCACCACGGGTGAGGCGGTGCCGCGCGATCTGGAAGAAGCGCCGGACACCTTGGAAGAAGTGCAAAAGGTGGAAGCGCTTTTTGAGCAGATTATGGCTCTTTTGAATGAAGAGCACGATTACCAGACGCTTATTATTGATAGCGTCACTGGCCTGGAGGCTTTGTTTACGTCTGACGTAATCGAGAAAGACCCGAACAAACCGAAGTCAATCAACCAAGCGTTGGGTGGCTGGGGCGCGGGTCGTGCAGCGGTTGCATCGCAACACGCGCGTGTTCGGCGCGCGGCAGAGGCATTGCGCAAGCGCCGTGGCATGAATGTTGTTTTTGTCGCTCACGCTGATATTGCCCGGATTGATCCACCCGATCAGGAGGGATACAACGCATATACCCTGCGCCTTAATGACAAGAGTATGGCACCGTACGTTGACAGCACGGACGTGGTGGGATTTGTCAAGCAGCAGACAATTTTGCTGGGTGACGACGGCAACAAGAAGGCGATGACTACCGGTGATCGCATTTTGACGTGCTATATGACGCCCGCTAGCTGCGCAAAAAATCGTCTCGGCATCACCGAGGATATTGAGTTTATCCAAGGCGAAAATCCGCTTGCGCCATTTCTGACAAAAGCGGAAAAGCCCAAGCGCGCTGCAAAGAAGCCGGAGCCGGTAGAGGCTGACGACGCAGAACAGATTAACGAAGAAGAAGGAACCGAAGCATGAGCTTTTTTGTAACGAGCGACGGCGATGACCTGTCGAATAGCGATGGCAAGTTTGACGTTGGCGGGGGTGGTGAACCCATCCCCGAGGGGTCAACCGTCATGGCGATGCCGACCGAGGCCAAGTGGAAGGAATGGGAAGGCACGGAAAGTATTGGCGTCCAGTGGCAGGTGATGAAGCCCGAGGAATACGCTAATCGCCGCGTGTTCCAGACGCTTTACGTCACCGACCTAGACACCCGCGCTAAGAACCCGACGCAGAAGCGCGACAAGGCGCTGCGTATGTTGGCCGCAATCGACAAGAACGCGGGCGGCAAGCTGGCGAAAAAGGGCGGGCGTCCTTCCGACGTTGATCTGATGGGATCGCTTTGCGGCAAGGCCATGATCCTCAAGTTGGGCGTGTTCAACGAGAAGAATTACGTCCAGAGCGTTGCGCCGAAGGAAGGCGGGACGGTTGAGGTTAAGGCTGCGGCTGCGAAGAAGCCTGCCGCCAAGCCTGCCCCTGTCGATGATGATTTTGACAGCGTGCCATTCTAATAATACACTTCCCCGCCGCTTTCGGGTGGCGGGGTTTTTATCGATGGAGGTAAGCAATGCCGGTTAGAATTGGACCCGGCTTGAAAAAGCCCGTTGTTGATAAGTGGGGCATTCGGATTGCTGATTATGCGGAGCGCCCATTTCGATACGGCCTTACCAGCGATGTAGTTCGAGAAACTGAAAAAGCTGTGCAAATAGATTATTATTCGTGGCGCCTGTGGTTGCCAAAGGCGACAGTACGCCGCGTTGATGGAAAGTTGTATGGACAAATCCGTCTTATCAACGAGGCGAAAGACCATGATAGCGCGGAAAGGATCGTCGCGTGAGCCGCAACCGCCTAGCCGTAACCGCGCTACCAAAGTTCATCGCTTATTGCGAAACGCTAGGTTGGCAGCAAGAAGCGCCTAAAGGCGATTGGGAGGTTGCGCGCCTAGTCGGGAACGGCAAGCGCGCAATCATTCACAGGCGCGCTTCCAACGAGGCCGGGACGCCTCTGACGCACCTTACGCTTGATCGATATGGCGAGGTGCTTTTCAGTCAGTGGAAGCGGGATAGGAGCAAGGTTGATGGATGAAGCGCCGGAACAGCGCAGTGATGCATGGTTCAAACAACGCATAGGTCGCGTCACCGGGAGCCGCGTCGGCGCAATCCTCGGGCTATCACCGTGGCAAACGCGTGACGACGTTATGCGTGCTATGGTGCGTGAATATCATGGTGCGGAAAGCGAGTTTACGGGCAACGTCGCGACCATGCACGGTCAATACCATGAAGATGGTGCGACGATGGACTTTACGCTTGAAACTGGCATTGCCGTGACGGCTGCGCCGTTCATTCCATACGATGATTGGTTGGGAGCCAGCCCGGATGGCTTTACATCCGATGGCGGCGTTTTTGAGTGCAAGTGCCCATGGGCTAAGCGCAATGATGAAAAGCCTGAATTTAAGTCGCTCATGGAACAGCCGTGGTACGCTGCGCAATGCGACATTGAAGCCTTTGTTGCTGGCAGACCGCATATTTGGTTTTGGCAGTGGACCCCGAACGGCCAAGTTGCGGAGCGTGTTGATCGAAACGACGCATGGCTTAATGAGAATTTGCCTAAGCTGCGCCAGTTTCACGCACAATATCTGGCGGAAATTCAGGAGCCGCACGATCATCTAGCGCCGCGCAGGATTGAGATTGACACCCCCGAAGCCGCCAAAATGGTTCGGGAGTATGATGAATTGGTTGAGCAAATCGAGCGCATGACGGAGCGCAAAAAAGATTTGCTAGGCGAAATGGCTGAAGCCGCTGGCAACAAAAATGCTTTGTTCTCGGGCCGCAAACTTACATTGACTAGCAAGTCTGGTGCCATTTCTTACTCAAAAGCCATTAAAGCGCTTTTACCAGACGCTGATTTAGAAAAATGGCGCGGAAAGCCGCAAGAATATTGGGGACTTAAATAGTGTTTACTTTACGTCCCTACCAACAACGCGCCTGCGACGCCGCCCTAGACTGGATGCGATCCAGCGTTTCGCCATGCCTAATTGACGCAGCCCCCGCAGCCGGAAAGTCCCACATCGTCGCATACGTAGCCAACGCGCTGCACAAGATGAGCGGCGGGAAGCGCGTGCTATGCCTCATGCCGAATAGCACGCTCGTATCCCAGAACGCCGAAAAATACCGCATGACGGGCGAGCCGTGCAGCATATTCAGTGCAACGGCGGGCGCTAAATCGACCCGTCATCCAGTGGTAATGGCGACCGCCGGAACGGTTAAAAACGCCATCAGCCGGTTCAATGATGGCCAATACTGCGCCGTCATACTGGACGAGGCGCACGCGGCGCTTACACCCACTATCCTCGCCATCATTGCTGAAATGCAGGCCGGGAACCCGAACCTTCGCGTCATGGGCTTGACTGGAACACCGTACAAGCTTGGCAAGGGCTATATCTTCCGCGCTTGGCCCGATGGTCGCACAAATGACGACAACACGTGCCGTGACCCTTATTTCGTCAAATGCGTCTATCGCGTCACGGCTCAGGAGATGCTTGACGAGCGTTTCATTACGCCAATGGATATTGGCGCTATCGGCGCGTCGGAATACGATACGAGCGGCGTTGTGCTACTACCCAACGGCACGCTGGATCAGGGGACGGTTGAGCGTGCCTTTGTCGGGCATGGCAGGCTAACGGCGCAAGTCGTGCATGACGTGGTTGAGAAGTCTCGTGACCGATATGGCGGCACGATGCTATTTGGCTCCACGGTGGCGCACGCTAACGAGATTATGGCCAGCCTGCCTCCGATGAATAGCGGCATGGTAACGGGTAATGATTGCACGCTGCGCGGAAAGCCTGCTACCATGAAGCAAGTTATTGCGGCGTATAGAGCGCAACACATTAAGTATCTAGTTTCGGTTGGGCAGTTGACCACAGGTTTCGACGTAGGGCACACCAGCACGATTGCCCTGCTGCGCTATTCCGAGAGTGCCGCGTTACTCGTTCAGATTTTAGGAAGATCATGGCGCTTGGATGATTTGAAAGATCGTTCATTGCTACTTGACTACGCTGGCAACGTGGACAGACACTTTGAAGATGGCGACATTTACAATCCGTCAATTCGCGCCACGAAGGGCGGCGGTGAAGGTCGCGGCATTGAATGCGAATGTCCCTCGTGCGGCCACTCCCAAACTTTTTCAGCGCGCGAAGATACATTAGAATACAAGGTTGATAAGCACGGCAATTGCCTAGACGTGTTTGGCGAGCCGATCATGACGGACTACGGACCCATGCCCGCTCATTATGGCAGGCGGTGTTTTGGCATGGTTCGCACTGGCGCTAAGGGTGAGTACGAACGTTGTGAGCATAGGTGGACAAGCAAAAAATGTTTGGAGTGCGATGCTGACAACGATATTGCGGCCCGTCATTGCCGTGTCTGCAAGTGTCAGATTGTCGATCCCAACGAAAAACTTGCAATAGAATTTAAGCAAGCCAAGCGTGACCCATACCGCGTACAGACGGATAAGATAGTTTCAGTGCAATATAAGCCCGGTGTAAGCCGCGCTGGCAATGAAACGCTTAGGTGCGACTGGATTACACCACATCGTCAGTTTAGCGTCTGGCTAACGGAGGCGGCAAAGCATCCGCAGGCAAAGAAAGATTGGGCGATGTTTCAAGCTGCTACCAATGGCGCAAGCGAAACGCCAGAAACTATTAGCTATGTCAAAACACAAGAAGGTTTTTGGCGCGTGATAGGGTACAACGAAGAAGAAGATACTTTGGAAAGTTTTGCTGCATGAAACTTCCCCCAAACATCCCCCTATACGGCAATCCAACTTTCCGAGGCAAATGCCCACGCGAAGCTATCGAGCAAGCGTCGGCGGTCAACCGCATCCGCCAGCTACATCCCGACACGTTCGGCTCACTGGTATTTCACCCCCGGAATGAGCAGCAGCTAACCGGAGGTCAGCATAGCGCCATGATCCGGCACAAGGCGGAAGGGCTAACCGCTGGCGTGCCAGACCTGTTCATCCCTGGCGCACCTAGCTGCATTATTGAGATAAAACGCTGCAATCCGCAGCTAAGCAAAATCAGCGATGAGCAGGTTGCCTATCTCATCAAAGCGCAGGAAATGGGTGCGTTCGTCGCGGTGGCGCTAGGTGCTATTGCCGCAATAGAAGCGTTTGACATATGGCGCGAACGCTTTTATAGCCATCTGTAGCGCAACGCCTCCTCCACCTCCACGTTGCGCCAACCTAGCCCCGTTGATCTACGCGCAAGCGATGATCCGGGGCGTTTTTTGTCGGATAGCTGGAAATGCCACCTAGAGTAACGCAATACGTCGAACAGGAAGCCGCTACAGCGGGCACCAAGCCGTTCATTATCATGAGCCGCGACCGGACGCCTAAGGTTGCTCACGCCCGATGGCGCGTCATGCGACGGCTTCGTGACGATGGATTTACGCTGGCGCAGATTGGCCAATGGCTCAATCGCGATCACACCGCAGTTATTTACGGACTAAGGAATTTGCAATGTACCAAGTAATCGAACCCGATGGCCGTATCTACAGCGTTCACCGCGCCCTAACCGCCGCTGGTCGCGTAGCGCGTGAGCGTATGGCGGTTCGGGTTGTGGACCGGGATGGGAGGGATGTTACGTTTTCGGCAAAGGATGCGGTGC